GGATCATGGAGGCGAGGGCATGCCCAGTGCGCGCGTGGCGGTCCGAGCCAGGGGGGAGGGGCGGGATGACGGGGCGGTGCTTCTTCGACATGTGGTAGGCGATGAAGATGAGTACTTGAGATTCGATGGGGTGAATTATACTCAGGCCCGCGCACTGGAAGTTCCAAGCGGCGTGGGCCAGGACCGCCCATGAGCCAGGGTAGAGGGCAAAGGCTATGTGCCACGGCATTGCGAAGCCGGTGATGAGCGTTTCGTAGAGCATGAACAGCCATCGGGGAACCCCAAGACTCCGGCAGCCGATCTCTTCAATGAGGGGGGCGGGGACGACGGCAGCCCAGTCGCGGCCAATGACCCCAGCGGCCACGGAGTTCAACGCCACGATGACGACTGGGGCCAAACCAACGACCCATTCGCGGGCACAGAGAATGAATGCGAGGATAGTGTACGCAGCGCAGACAGTGCCGCCAATGCCGAGCAGCTCAGCGTCGAAGGCGAACGCGAGATCGGTTCGGCACATGGCCTCGAGGACCGGGTGGGCCAACTTGATGCCCGCGAGCGTGGCAACGTGCTGCATAACGAGCTCGATGGACGTGTACGAGGCCAAATCGCAGTCGTAAATGAGCTGAAACTGCGCTATGGCTTCGGGACAGGGGTCCGCGATGGTGGTGCCGAGGAAGAATGGCTTGGAGTCGAACTCGCGCAGGACGGGTTCGTATCGGTAGGCAGCCATGGCCGCGGCATTGTCGGGCTGGGTGGCGAGGTCGATGATGCGCTTAATGAAGGTGCCGAAGACGGGCACGTACGAGCTGCTGAGCGCGTATCCGCGGCAGACGGCCGTCAGGTGCTTAGCGAAGGCGACCGCGGCACGCGCGCGGTCGCGCAGCGCGGCGTCGGGCCGAAAGACGTCACCGAGACGAGGCAAAATCCGGCCAACTTTCGGTCCCATGATCATCGTGAGGTTGCCATCAATCCGCGCAAACCAAGGCCGGGACGAGCAGAAGGTGGCGTGGGCGATTGTGGGTCGAAGCGTGGCCTTAGGCTGAAGGCCGACGTTGGCCTCAGCGTTGAGAATGACAGTTTCGGCGTCATCGCGACGCAGCCCGCCGACGAGATCGACGCGGTCGTCACCGTTGACCAGGATGCGCAAGTAAGAGTCGAGAGCGTCGGGCTCATCTTTGTGGTCGCCAATGGCAGCGGCGGCGGCGGCAGCGGGTACGGGTTGCATGCGCTGGAGGCGGACGGCCATGCGCGCGTAGACGAGAGGCTCGACGCTGAGCTCCCCCTTTTCATCAGTAATGTTGTATGCCAAACAGTGCGTATAAGTTGCCAAAAGGGCATTAATTACGCTGTTGCCTATGCTAGTGTTGGGGGAGCCGCTGCCACGGCCATCGGGGCTGGAAAAGTGAATGCCTTGA